TCTCCTGGCAGTACGTCCCGGCGAATTACGCGCTTGCTGTCGATCTTGACCAGCCGAAGCCGCTCTACCGCCGAGTGGATCCGGCGAACGTGGCGGCGCAGTTGGGGCGTGGTCTGACGCTGGTGTCCATCAGTGACAAGAATCCGCTGGTCGGGACGCGCGTGCGTGACCGTTTCGGATACGCGGTTGCGAACCGCCTGAACGGGATGGTGCTTCACTTCAAAGCGAGCGGCAACTACGAAATCCCGGCAGCATACGCATAATCCCGCTGCGTGAAAGCGGCGGGTAGAGTTCGGTAGTAAGCGTTAGTCAATCCAAAACGTGGTGAGCGTTACCCCGGACAACGCACAGGTAAGAAATGGCAAGCAAGAATGCACTGGCAATCGCTGAAGCGGAATTCCGCGAAGACGTGATCGCGCGTCTGGAACTCATCTATCTCATGCTGGATCAGTTGATGGGTGAGGCTGGCTTGGCAGGAGTTGCCCTGGCTATACCAGATGACAACGCGGCAACCGAACCGCCAGGTGACGATCTCGGCGCGCCAGCGCTGGACGGCGCAGCCGTGTCCCAAGTAGTGGCGGAGCAGTCGGACGCACCGAGCGACGAAGCTGCGCCGAAACGCAAGGGCAGGGACTAAACCGCGATGAGCTTCAGTTTCCTGCTGCCGTTCAACGACATCAGCCGGGTGCGGATAACCGTTGGTGACACTGAAGCGACGGCGCATCGTTTCAGTGACGAGCTTATCACCGCGCTGATTACCGAGTACGGCACATGGCAGAAGGCATCTATCGCCTGCATCGACGCGATCATCAACGATCTGCTCAGCGTACCAGATTTCACTGCTGACTGGCTGAAGGTTGAAGGTTCGAAAGCGCTGGGTTACTACGAAAAACTGCGCGCGCGTAAGCTCGTGGAGTTTGGGCTCCCCGGCGGCGTTGGAGCGTCTCAGAACACACTCACAGGCAAGGTAGTATCAGTGGAGCGTGGAGATCGAGATGAAACCACAATCGTATAATCGAGCGCTTGAGAGGATTCGTAAGTTCGGTGTTCTCTTCCTGACAGAGCAATGCCAGCTTGAACGTCATAGTCAGACGGTTAACACCGCTGGGCAGCAAATCGGTGACTGGACGCTGGTGGAAGTGCTGCCGTGTCGCGTTATCCCGATTCGGCAGCGCGGGAATATGGGCGAAGTTGGAGACCGCGAGGCAAACCGCAGTTTCTTCAAATTCGAACTGGAGGGTAACGCGCCAGTGCGCGACGGAGACCGCTTGCGGCACAAGAACCAGATTTACGAAATCCTCGAAATCAGCGCGCCGTTGACCGATCAGATTTTCATGTCGGTGCAGACAGCGAGGATTGCGGAATGAGCCAGATTGTCATCAACCTGGACCGCTTCGCAGAAGTGATGCGCGATTCGCCGGAGTTGGTGGATAAGGCGGTTCGCGCAGCCGCGCAGGAGGGGCGCAACCGCGCGGTGCTGAGTATTCAAGAGCGCTCATCCGGCGAGACGCAGCACCGCTACAACCCGGATCGGTATGTGGTCGCGGCTGCGCCGGGCGAGACACCGAATACCGACACGGGCAATCTGGTCAACAGCATCCAGGTCGAGCAGGCAGGTCCGCTGACACAGGCAATTATTGCCGGCGCAGAATATGCCACCGCGCTGGAACTGGGCACAGCAGATATGGAAGCGCGTCCCTTTATGACTCCGATGGCGCTTTCGCTGGAGCAGGACATCGCTGCAATCTTCAAAGCGGTACTGGGAGACCTGTAGCCGATGATCGCCGATGTCCTCGCCGCGGTGCGCGGGAAGCTGCTGGCTGACAGTGCGCTTGCCGGGGTGATTTCAGGCATATACGCGGACAAAGCGCCGGAGAAGGCAGTCACGCCGTACATCATCCTGAGTATCGCGGGTGGGATGACAAAAGCGCAGACAATGGGGTTCGACACCGATGTCGTCGAGGTCAACGTGAAGGTGGTTGTCAACGCAGATAAAGACACGGCGGCTACGGCGACCAACATCGCAGCAGAAGTGCGCCGCGTGCTGCACCGCTCCAAGCTGTCCATTCCTGGATGGTGGTTTTACGAAATGAAGCACCGCACGCCGTTCTACTTCACTGAACTCGTAGAGCGGCGTGCGTATGTGTATGCAGGTGGCTTGTTCCGGCTTGAAGCCGATCAACCGATCAGTTAAGGAGTAATCTATGAGTGCAACGACTGATGGTCGCCTTTCAGGTGACGATTTTTATATCGAGTTCGATGGGGTAGTACTGCGCAGTTCCGGCAAGAGCGTGGACATTGACCATCAGGGCAAAAGCTCGGACGGAACGACGTTCGGCGATTCTTACGAAACCACCATCCCGACGAAGAAGTCGCTGAAGGTGAGTGGCGAGTTCGTCGTTTTCACCAAAGTCACCAATGGCGCGCAGCAGCGCAATGCCTTCACCATCCACAAGGAAGCAAATCTCCTGTGGGGACCTGAAGGTAAAGCTACGGGTAAACCCAAAGGCGGTGCAGTGATGCGCATCGCTAAGGCAACGGAAAAGTACAAGGCGGGGGACGCTGCTGTCTGGTCGGTGGAGTGGGAAATGGCAGGCGGCGCGCTGCTGTTTGACCCTAAACTGGACACCTGGGCTTAGGACGGTGAACGATGTTCAGGTTTGATGTTTCATCGATTACGACGAAAGAATTAATGGCATTTAACAAAGCAGAAGCATCCGCTGAGGTTGAAGCGATCTCAATCTATATGGCGAAATTCTGCATTGAGGCAGGCGAAAGCGATCCGAACAACCCGGATACGTTCGCCGAAGCCGATTTCGGCACTTATATGGAAGCGCTGGCTGCGTTGCGAGAAACATTTGATAATGCAGTTGCGCGCATCGAAACAGGTGATTTAGCCGTTGCAGCCGATTTTCGGCATGTAAAAGCGAAGGAAGTGGGTAAACGGTTCTTGCAGCCAATGAAATCGGGTGATTTTCAGGCAATTGCAAATTTCCTTGCAGAGGTCGTGACCGAATGCCCTAAGGATTGGGGCAAATCCGACGTGAGTGATACCTACATGAAACTGCCCTACTTCAGTGCTTTTTCGCCGCTTTGCCGCCAGATTTTACAGGAATCGCGCGCCCCAAAAAAGTCGCCGAGAAAATAGCCTTTTGGCTCGACGGTTTCAATATACCGGGGTACGAAATGGATGACGACCTTTCATGGGAATTCCTGCGTGTCCGCCTGATGCAGTTATTTCGCTGGACTCCTGACGAGGTGGATAATCTCAGTCAGCATGATGTGGGAATGATCTTCGCCGTGATGAACGGTCAGAAGATGAGCCAGCCTGAAGGTCAATGGTTCGCGTAATACCAGATTTTGCAAATTGATTTGCGTTAGGCGATAAGCCGGAGTGTAGATGAGTATTGTAGCCGATCTCAGCGTGCTGATTTCGGCGGATACCACGCGCCTCCAAACCGGACTCGACCAGGCAAGTAAAGGCATTGGGACATTTGTCTCAACCGCTGGGAAGAACCTCACTGCGCTCGGCGGTTCGATCTCACTCCTGTCTGCGCCACTGGTGGGCTTCGGCATTACCGGGATCAACGTCGCCGCCGACTTTGAAACGTCGATGGCGGAAGTTTCCGCCAGGACGGGACTGGTCGGTGAAGACCTCCAGCTTGTTTCAGATTTCGCGCTCCAGATGGGGGCGGACACCTCTTTCAGCGCACAGCAAGCGGCTGATGCATTCCTTCAATTACTATCTTCCGGGCAGAACGCAGAACAGGCAATAGCCACACTGCCAGCCGTAATGGATTTGGCAGCCGCCAGTGGCGAAGACCTCGGCATGAGCGCAGATGCTGTCACAGACATCATGGCGCAGTACGGGCTGGGGGTTAGCGCTGCTGCTGGTGTCACCGATGTACTAGCGCAAGCGGCAGGCGCATCCAGCGCGACCATCGGCTCACTGACTGAAGCGTTTAGCAATGGAGGCGTGGTCGCTGCGCAGTTCGGTCTGGATGTCGAGACGACGGCAGCCGCGTTTGCGGTACTGGCGGAAAACGGCATCAAAGGCGCGGAAGCGGGGACCCAGTTGAAGTCGCTTCTGCTGAATTTTACCAGCGACACTGCGCAGGCGGCGTTCGACGAACTCGGCGTAAGCCTGTACGATGCCGAAGGCAATATGCGCGACTTCGAGACGGTGTTGGGCGAGATTAATGTCGCGCTCGACGCGCTCCCTGTCGAGAAACAGAACACGATTATGAAAGACCTCGCCGGGTCTTACGGGATCACGGCGTTGGGCGCGCTGATGGGATCTATTACCATCAGTGATATGAAGAACTCGATGGACGACGCAGCGGACGCGAGTGAGGTCGCTGCCGCGCGTATGGCGACATTCAAAGGCAGGGTTGAGAGTTTGCGTGGGTCTGTCGAGACATTGCAGATTGTTGCCTTTACACCACTTCTGCAAAACAGCCTGTCGCCAATGATCGAGATGGTGACAGGCGGAATCAACGCAGTGACCGCGTTCGCTACCGCCAACCCGGAACTGACGCAGACTCTGGTCGATATGGGGATCGCAGCTTCGCTGGTGGGTCCCATCGTGGCAGCGATTGGTATCGGGCTGACGGCGCTGGCATCACCCGTAATTCTGGCGGCGGCGGGGGTGGCAGCACTGGCTGCCGGGGTCGTTGGGCTGCGCGCCGCGATTGCCAGCGGCGTGATCGATGTGAATAACCTGGGCGGCAGCCTGATGAACCTGCTGTCAACGA